AAGATATGATGAAGACCTGAGGAATAGGTATTTTCGGAGCAAAAAAGGGTTTGCGCATGTACGCAAACCCTTTAAAATTGGTGGGTCGTGTAGGGATCGAACCTACGGCCCGCTGATTAAGAGTCAGGGCTTTTTGTGGCTATTTCATATCGTAAGTTCTTGATATTTATACACATTGTGTCTTATTCGTGTTCAATTTGCCGCTAAAAGAGCGTCTTGATTTTACTGCATTTGGCAGGGTGTGACGGTAGTATGGCGGTCACATAAACGGTCAGATGAAATCAGTGCACAGTTGCCCTTTCAAAGATCTCCATCCCTGCCCGTACATGGTCGTCGAGGAGGTGGCCATAGTGTCTTCTTGTGGTCGAGATGTCTTCATGGCCTAACAGTTCCTGTGCCAGGGTGATGTCTTTGGTTGTCATTACAAGCCAGGAGCCGAAGGAGCGTCTCAGGTCGTGGAAGCGGAGGTCTTTTATCCCGGCCCTTTTGCAGGCGGTCTTGAAGGACCTCTTGAGGTCCCTGATCGGCTCTTCCGGGTTGTTGGGGTTTGGGAATACCCATTGCGTCTGGGTAGTTTGTCTTTTCCTGTAGTCGAGCAATGCCTGTCTCAGGCGAACTGTGAGGGGTATACGGCTCTTTTTGCCCCCTTTACCTACCTTGGCTACCAGATTGTTGTCGAAATCAAAATCCGACCACTTGAGGGTCAATAGGGGGGTTTTTCTCAGGCCGGTGTCGAGGTCTGTGAGGATCGCCATATAGAGGTAGTCTATCCTCTTGCATTCTTCCATGAGCCGCCGTTTCTCGTCTTCTGTGAGGAAGCGGTCTCTTTCTGTTTCTTTTTCCCTGTCGAATACGGTTTTCTTGAATCTCCATTCTACGCCGTTGAGGGCAAATATGCGCTTGAGGGTGGCGCGGTCGCGGTTAAAGGTTGCGCCGGCGATACCTTCGGCCAGTCTCTGTTCTTTATACCTCTTGAGGTGTTCTTCGCCGATGTCGGAGAGTTTGAGGTGGCGGAAGAAGGGGTTGAGGACCCTTGAGGAGTTTTTGTACATGGCTACGGTCTTGGGGCTGAGATTGGGATAGGAGTCTTCGAGTTCTTTGACCGCTTCGCTCCAGGGTATCCCGGCCTCTTTCCTGTCGAAGAACTTTCCTTCCCTGACCTCTACCATGCGTTTTGCAAGGCAGTCCTCGGCGTGTCTGCGGTTGGCCGTGCCTGTTGATTCGGGGTATTTTTTCCCGTCTATCTGGATGCAGAGATACCAGTTGTCGAGGTAGCGCATGGTTGCGCCGCATTTTGGACAGGGTTTATTGGTCTTGCCCGGCTTCCCCACATGGTGCTTGTATTTTTTGCAATCGAAGCATTTTTCTATTTTGAATAGATTGGCCATGAGTTACGCTCCTTTCGATTCCACCCCACCCCTCAACCCCACCCTCACCCTCAGGGAGAGGGGAAAAGGAAATGAGGGGCGAGGGGATTGGCGTTAGACAGTCTCCTTGACTTTCTTTTTTATCCTCTTTTCGTGGCCGCCGCGGAAGGTGGGTTTCGGGATCCGGAGCTTGTCGGTTTCTTCCCTGATGTCGAGGCCTATGGCGCGGCCTATGAGGTTTATGTGGTCCGCTATGCTGTTGAGCTGCTGGGGCTCTTTCCCCTTTATGGCGCTTACTGCGGCGAGGAGGCCCCTTTCTCCCTCGGAGAGGGGGGCGCTGTCCCCTATGAGCGGGTAAAAGTCTTTGTCTCCCGCGTCTTTGAGGATCTTTTTTATCTCCCCGGGTGAGAATCCGAGGTATTTGGTTATGATTATGAGGAGCGGGATGGTGAGGGGCTTGCCGAGGTAGATGGCCCGCCTCAAGGTCTCGTTGGCGAGGGGGCACCTGGTGCGCCGCTTGAACTCTGCGATGTCGTGGAATTCCTGGTCGAATTTTTGCTTTAGGATGTTCATGCCCGCCCCCTACGCAGGTTTATTTTTACGTCAGTTTACACACGGATTTGACCGCTGTCAAGTAAAAAGTTTAAATTGCGCTAATGGGAAGATCAATCCCCTTTTAATCTAAAAGGGGAGGAGTTAAAGGTTTGACGCAATAAAATCTTGCCAAGCAACGTTGGTGTCCGTCACCTTAACGCTCCGTTGGTCGGGCGTAAATGAGTAACCTGTTTTTGAGGGTCGGAAATAGTAAGTTCTGCCGTCATTAGATACGTTCCGGACATAAAACCATCCTTTTGAGTCCGTATATAAATCCGACATGCCAGCACTTGCATCGCTAAACATGGTTATTTTTACACCGGAAAAACCAGTCCCATTATGCGTAACCCGGCCTGCTATGTAGAAGCCGCCACTGTAAGGCATTGCAAGGAAGTCCTGATCGCTAATATTTGAGTTGTAAACTGTTTCCGTTCTATTCTCCGGCGCAAAGACATAGCCATTCTTTGATGGGGCAACGGTGTAATAACCGTTCGCAAGGTTTGAAAGGCTATAGTGCCCTGTGGTATCTGTAAGGGACATGATGGGGAAACTTGTGGGCGATAGTAAAACAGTCACACCGTCCAACCCTTGGCCACTTAATGTGATGGTTCCTGAGATAGAATACTGATTTGCAGTGGTATCTGGAATGGTTGTCGTATTTGTGAACCCGCCTGTATTGTTCGTGAAGGTGTTGTTGGTTCCGCCAGTATTATTCGCAAAGGTATTTGGATTGTCTTTTTGTGTGGATGGTGTTGAGCTTCCGCCCCCACAGCCAAAGACAAGAAGTGTAAGAAAAATTAATACCAACGTTCTCATGCCTGCCTCACTTTATTGTGGCTCTCATGTGTGACCGCATTGGCAATGCTGTTTCTTTTTTCGACATACAAAACAGACCATTATGACATCAAAGGATGCCTTTTTTTATGGCTTTGGATACAGTGTTTACGAAAGTACTTGGTCGTATCTGTTGAAATGCAATGTCAATTTGATTAATAATTAGTTTACTTATGCCACTGTCTTGAGCAATTCGGCTTCTTAGTATTACAAGTAGCTTTTCTAAAGTGTATTTTTCTTCTAAGGAATGCCTGTGTTCTTCCGTGGTAAAGAAGAACGGCAATGGTTTGTTCAATGTATTAGCTATTATTAACCATTCCTCCGTCGTGATCGGAATCTGCCCGCTTTCTTTTTTTACATAGTTCGACCTAGAACACCCAAGCACCTCTGCGAGCGTTTCTTGTTTAACCTCTCTTGTTTTTCGCACTTTTTTAAGTCGTTCCAATATGTCTATTATTTCCATAAGTTAAATGTATTTTAAAAGATTTGAGAATACAAACATAAAAAAGTTCTTGACAATAACAAAAAATGTTCTTTATACTGCTGGGCATCATGAGATGCGTAAACGATCAGGGCGGCAGTTTAATCGTAATCCCGGAGACCGCCTCCGATCACGTCTTTATCGAGATTTTGCGTAAAGAGCCTTCAATTGTTGAATGTCATGCTCAATTCGAGAAATGGCTGAGGTCAACTGAAGAAGGCCGTTGTAAAAGTTGAACTTTTCGGGGGACTGTTTTGGGTCTCCGAAAAGCTTGATGTTTTCTATGAAGCATTGTTTGGCAACTTCGAGTTCTGACATAAAAGTAACCTCCTTGTTTTTTAAGTCCCTTTTGAAAGGAGACTGCTGGGCATCATGAGTGAGGCGGAATCCAAAAAATCAAGGATGCCTCACAGCGATTACGAAAAGGCTTATTGGGATGTTCGAGAGGTTCTCGATCATCCGGTTACTGAGAAGGCCCTTTTGTTCGCTCATAGGAACCCTGATCTTGTGTACGGCGAAGGCAGTGAGGAGGCCGAGCTTGTTAAGGCCGGGTTCCTTTCAGTCCATGAGCCTGGGCCGGATAGGGTTAGAAAAGGGTAGTTGCTATTTCACATATTTCTCCTTCATCTGTTCGTATTCGGACGATGTGGGGCAGTAAATGGTGTAGCAGCCGCAAGTGCAGAGCAATGAGAACCGCCGTTCGCCCCTGACCGGGTATACCTTTTCGTGTGGTGTGCCTTGGTCTGGAGGGGTGGAAAGTTCCGGTTCCCGGTAACATGGATGGCCACATGCGGCGCATGTGTATTTTTTATGGCTTTTGTTCATAGTTTTTAAGTCCTTTTTTATAAGGAGACTCCTCCCATTATGAGTGAAGAGTATTCAAACAAAACAGCTTCAAGTTTCAAAGAGTCTACTCCTGTGGACCCGGCAAAGGTGATTGAGGCAGTGCCGAAGGCGCTGGACTTTGTCCAATCGCTGGGTCTTAACAAGAGGGAGACTGAGGTTGTGTGGCACATGGTTAACGTGCTTATTTTTCTTTAAGTTCGTACAACTGTGCCGATAGTTGAACCGTCTCTTTTCTGAGTTCTTTGACGTTTTCCGTAAGGGCTTCAAGGAGCTTGTAGGTGGCATCGGCGAAGTTTTGAAGTTCGCTGTCCCTTATTTGGCTCTTTCTCCCCCGAACGGTACTTAGAAGTTCGTCAAGTTGAGACATGGTTTCACCTCGTTTTATAAGTTCCCCTCTTTTGAGGGGTTGATGAAAGCAGCGTAGGGGGCTGTGATGCAGGAAAGAAAAATAATTCAGAGCTTGCGGCGTCTGGAAGGTAAGCCCCCCTACGGCTTGACTTCCTGCACCCAAGAAACGGAAAGCCCCATATGGCAATGTCAAAAAAGAGGTCCGGGGGGGTCTCGATTATGCTTGCGCTGTATGGGGTTTTCTCGTTTTTACAATCTGTATCACAGATCGGGGACTTGTTCAAGTTTGTTCCTCCCATGTAAGGGAGTTTAATGCAGGCTAAAGGGGCGGTCAACGCTAATAAATTGCAGTTTACCACGGAGACACGGAGAGGCTGAGAAGATATGGTGAAGATAGCATGTGTTTGCGGATATTATGGAGAGTGCCATGAGTTTATACCATCGGGAACAGAGGCCAGTAGATGGTTTCTCTGTCCTGTATGCAAAAGAAAGTTCCGAGGACCGCTGTCATATAGAGAAATAGGAGTTCAGGTGATAGAAAACGGTCGCCGGTATGAAATCCCTCCTGCCGACTCTGTTGTACGAGAGATCAGGGAGTGGCAGCGAGACAAGCATCTTTTGCAAGAGGAGGTCAGAGCCTGTAAATGATAAGGAAGCCCGAGGATATATACGACGCGCTGAAGATCATGGCTCTGACGAATCCGCACGGGAAGTCGGATAAGGAGATCGCCATAGAGGTGCGCCCTGACCTGCCGGTGGAGCAGGCGGCGGCATGGCTGTCAAAGGTCACATCGAGGGACGGGGATAGGCATATGAAGCCCGGGGAGTTGGTGCGGTTCTGCAGGGCGTGCGGGAACGGGGAGGTCCTGGTCGGATATCTCTGCGATGAGCTTTCTTTTGAGAGGCCTGCACGAAAGCTGGTCATGACCCCTGAGAAGGAGCTGAAGGTCATAAGGCAGATCCTCAAGGAGAGGGGGATCGAGGTGGACGTGAAGGGGTACCTGGAGGAGCACAGGGAGGTGGTGAGTTTGGAGGTTTTGAAGCCCACCCCTCACCCTGACCCTCTCCCCGTGAGGGGCGAGGGAAGAGATGGATTAAGAGGGGGAGAGATAAGTGGGTGGTGGGCAAGGATCAGGGGTCTGTGGGGGTGATATCCGGGGGATGGATACCGTGGCCACGGGAAGAGGCGTGATCCGCCGCCCTTCCGTCCCCTTAACCAGCGGGCCACTGACGGAGGTGGGAGATGATTACATACGAAGAGAAGGAATCAGGCAAGCCGGGAGAGAGGGTCGAAGAGATCAAGTTTCACGGGCTGACGATAGGGGAGATGATCACTTATTTTGAGCCTTATACTCGTTTCCACGCGTGTTTCCATTCCAGGCGGAACACAACGAGGCTTATCCAGGGACATGGAGACACGAGAGAGAACGCTATGAGAGAGGCAATAGCATCTGCAAGGAGAGAGGCGGAAAGCCTCATAAAGGAGGCCGGGGAGTTGGAGAGGATATTATCTGTCTGCCTTTAAAAGGAGGTCGCTATGTGTGAGAGGGTTTGCGGGTTCTGCAAGGATTTTCCGGGGGACGGGCAGCAGTGCTTCAGGACGCTGGATGTTGTGAGCTACGCCGTGAAGGGTTGCGACAGGTGGAGGGAGAGGAGAGAGGAGGCGGCTTAGAACCGGGGACAGTCCCGAATCTACGGCCTGCGGCCCGTAATTCTGGGACAGTCCCCTTGGTATAAATAACCTGTAGGGGAGGTGATGGAGAGTGGGTTTGGAGAAGTTCAGTCTTGATGCGTTGCAGAGGACGAAGGTCGGCGCGGAGTTTGAGGAGGCCCTGAAGACGGTCCAGGAGTCGTTTGTCAAGGACAGAGATGTTGCAGGAGCCAGGGCTATTACTCTCACCATAGAGTTTAACACCAACGCCGCGGGGGAGAAGTACAGGACGGCGGAGATGAAGGTTTCTGTGAAGACGCCGCGGAGGAGCATGAAGAGCATTGCCGTGCTGGACGAGCACGGGCAGCTAAAGATTGACACGACGAGCAATGATGCGCGGCAGCCGGAGTTATTTGATCAGGGTCAGGGAAGCGGGGAACTTAAATTAGTGGATGGAGGTGTTTGATGGAAGGGCAGGAGATCAAATTAACATTGTGCGGCGGTAAGAAGCCGCAGGACGGATTTTCCATAAACGACAAGGTTTACGGGGAGAGGCATTTTATCAGGGAGGGTGACAGATACAAGGAGGTTACTCTCCCGCCCCTTATCCCTGTAAGGACCCTTAAGGACAGGTCGTACACGGTGACGGACTCCGCTTCTTTTGTTTCGTACGTGAAGCGGTACGGGAATCCCGATGAAGGGATAATCTTCTTCAATTCGACCGGGGTTGTGATGTTCTTTGACGAGAAGAACAGGGTTGAGAAGGTGAGCCTGCCGTTTGCGAAGTCCCTTGAACTGATCGCTTTCCTTGGGAATGATAACGGCAAGGAGTTTGACCAGAAGAGGCTTGCGAAGACGATTGAGACGTTCCCGGAGGTTGTGGCGGACAGCGATATTCTTCTTCCCTGCCTTACGCTCCTCCAGATGTCCAAGCAGGTGGATTTTGAGAGCAACATTGACCCGCATAATCACACGTTTATTTACAAGGACAAGAGCGGGGACCAGACGACACGGCTTCCGAAGCAGATTGTGTTGAATCTGCCGTATTTTGAGGGGTCGGTGAACAAGGTGAATGTCCTGGCGGATTTCGAGGTTGAGATGCCGACGAGCGCGGGGGCTAAGCCTGTGTTCAGGCTGCATAACCCGCGGGCTGAAAGGACGGAGAGGGAAGCAGTGGAGAAGGAGATTGAGACCATTAAGGCTGAACTTCCGGGGTGGATGTTTGTGCAAGGGAGCGCGGGGTAGGAGGTTGTATGACGGTTGAGCAGGCGGTGTTGGGGGTTTTGATAGCTAATTATCCTATTGTGCGGAATCACGTGGTGCAGACGGCGCACCCGACTTACCAAATGTCGGGGCTGGCGAGGCTCCGGGGGTTGAAGCAGGATGGGATTGTGTCGTATCGGTTCGATTCGAGGGACAATACGTACCACGTCCTGACGCCGAGGGGGGAGCTGGTTAGGGCCCTGGAGGCTATGAAGAGGGGGGAGAAGGACCCGGTGAAGATAGTGGCTGCGATGAGGGGGTTTAAGCCCGCCTCTCAACCCCACCCTCACCCCCGGATCGAGTCCGGGGCAGGCTCTGACCCTCTCCCTGGGGGAGAAGGGGAGATGGGGATAACAGGCAAGATGCCTGATGCCGATGAGGAGACGCCGGAGCAGAGGGCCAGGATGCTGGAGGAGATAAGGAGGTTCAGGGCAAGCTTGGAGAGCGCAGATGCGCAGGCGTAAGGGGAGGCCCAGGCCGAAGGGGATGTTTTGGTGCTGGTTCTGGCAGAGGTTCATGCCGGAGGAGAAGTTTTTGCGGCATTGCGTCCCGAAGGGGTGCAATAGCTATATGCGGAGGTAGTTATGCCGGTGGTTGGTGGTGGTGGAAGGTGCCTGGAGTGCGGGGATGTCTCGGATGTCCTGATTGACGGGGAGTTGTGTCTGGGATGCTGGCGGGAGTCGAGGGAGGTAGGGGATGAGGTCGGAGGAGATTGAATTGATTGCCCAGAGGGTCGTGGAGATGATCCGGCCTCTGCTGGCCCAGGCAGGGACGACACCGACACCATACAAGCCCGGCGTGAATCCGAAGTTTCTCCGCATCAGGGCGGCTGCGAAGCTCTACGACTGGCCTGTGAGGGATCTGAGGGAGAAGTGCCTCCTGGGGAGGATTCCGGGGGCCACGAAGGTTGGGAAGGAGTGGCGGATCCCGGTGGCATCGATGGAGGGGTTGTTGGATAAGGGGGTTCCGGGGAGGGGGAGGAGGGCATAGGCACGAGAAAGGTACTCCGTCCTGATACGTAGAAAATCTGGGGTAAATCTGGACACTTCCCAGGCGTCAGGCAACCATTTCAAGGTCGAAGTAGATGAGTTTGTGGCGATGCTGATGACTTAAAATACCATTTTACAGTGAGGTTTCTGGTGGTTTTTTGCTCTTCTCTTATAGAGTCGGCGCAGGGGTGCGCCCGTGGCTAATCCGCAGGTTGAGGATGGGTATACGGCTATATCTAATGAGGTTTTGCAGGCCCTTGCACGGATTCGGATACCGGGTGAGGCGGCACAGGTTCTCCTCGTTATCATCCGAAAGACATGGGGGTTCGGTAAAAAGAGTGACTGGATATCCCTGTCTCAGTTCTGTGAGGCGACAGGGCTTCATAAGCCAAATGTGGTCAGAGTTTTAAAACTCCTGGAGTCGATGAATGTAATTATCAAAAATAACGGTGGTAGTAAATTTGATAACGGTGGTAGTAAATTTGATAACGGTGGTAGTAAATTTGATAACGGTGGTAGTAAATTTGATAACGGTGGTAGTAAATTTGATAACGGTGGTAGTAAATTTGATATGCCAAGTTATGGATTTAACAAGGATTATGAGGGGTGGAGACCACTCCTTAAGAAGGTAAGGGGTGGTAGTAAATTTGATAATTCAGCGTTATCAAAAAAGCTACCCACAAAAGAAACTATTACAAAAGAAAGAATATATATAGTTCATTTCGAGGATATCTGGAAGGATTACCCGAACCGAGTGGGGAAGAAAGCAGCAGAAAAACATTTCAATGCGTCGGTTAAGGGTGAAGACGATTTGGAGGCTATTAAGAAGGCACTTGCGAACTACAAGGCGCATTTAGGCAAGAACACCTGGAAGCAGCCGCAGAACGGCAGCACGTGGTTTAATAACTGGCGGGATTGGGTGAATTGGGAGGAGAGGGATGGAGGAAGTAGGCAAGGTTGTGGAACGGGTAAGCGTAGAGAGACATCAGCAGACAGGGCGGCAAGGATCCTCATGGAGATCGGACAGAGTGGCCGTTATGCAGGCAGTGGTGACGAAGACGTATCTGGCCTGTAACCTGCCTATGCCGTCAGACGATGGCCTGAAGGCGAAGGTGGCGGTGATGTTGGAGGATCTGGAGGCGGTACCGACAGCGGCGATTGACAAGGTATTCAGGTTTGCAAGGCAGGCAAGGAAAGATTCGTTTTTCCCCTCAACTGGTGAACTTATGGCGGCCTGGAGGGAGGTTAAGGCGGATTATGAGCGGCGGAAGGCTGAGATTGAGACCAGGAAGAGGTTGAGGGAGTTGCCGGAGTATTATCCGCCTGAGCTGGCTAAGGACGCAAGGGCCTACATTCTCAATCCGACAGTGGAAGGGCTGGCAAGGCTACGAGAGAAGTATCCATCAGCGGGTTTCTGAGTTTTTTCGCTAAAAAAAAGAGAGGGGGGTATGTGTGTGTGCGGCGGGTCGGAGGGGCTCAAAGGCGGGGCGGATGCCTCGCGCACACGGGGATTTTTTGAGATGGCTGGAGATGGCGGGTGTGTGGGTGGTTCGCAGGGGTTAGGAGGTCGGGATTCTGCAGGGTGGCGGTCAGATAGGCGGTCAGACGGTAGGATGTGATAAGGGCAAAATGCTTGATTATGGCGGGTTTAAGGGACTCAGGGCAAATGATAGATAGTCAGGGGGGCGGTAGGATTTGGGGGAAAACGGGGTCGAACCGGCCGCATTATGCCTCGAAAAAAGCCGAACCTGAGATACCCCCCCCTCCCCCCTGGCCTCCGAACTTTTTGGAGTCCCCCACCCTCTCGATATGGGGGTTCGGGATGTGAGGCTTGATGCTCGGGCCTCGGAAAAATTTTTCAACCCCGCACATGGGGCTTTTTCAAGGAGGTTTTGAGATGTCGTCTGAAAGACCGATACTGTTTTCAAGTGAAATGGTAAGGACAATCCTTAGCTGATGCAAATTCTGGAAGATGAGGGAGGCGGCAAACGGCAGGGTCGAGGGGGCATTTAAGAAGAATGATGCTGAAAACTCACCCTGGAGGGCACCGGAAAGCTCATGGAGGAGGGCGGCGGGCTATGAAATATAGATTCACCCCTGAAATGGACAGTCGGATCAGGGACGTCTACAGGAAGAATGATGGGAAGAGGAGCGAAAGGGCCGTCCCTCTTGTGAGGGAGTTGGCCGCATCCTTCGGTATGCCGAGATGGAGAGTCACCAATAGGGCTCGTGAGATAGGGGCATACGAGCCGAGGGTGAAGGAGCCCGTATGGTCGGAAGCGGAGATAGATCTTCTGCACGAAAACTTCCACAAGCACCCGGAGGTCATCAGGAAGATATTCAAGAAACACGGGTTTGTACGGAGCGTAACAGGGATAATCGTCAAGCGCAGGAGGCTCGGCCTCCTGCAATCCTTCAGGGCCTCGGAAGGGCTCTATACATCGAGGGCACTGGCTCAGTGCCTTGGGATAGACGACCATTCGGTCACTGGATGGATAAAAAAGGGGTGGCTGAAGGCAAAGCGGCGGGGGACGGACAGGACGCCGCAGCAGGGCGGGGATATGTACGAGATCACGGAAAAAGACGTCAGAGAGTTCATCGTAGAGAATGTTGGGGTAATAGACATCAGGAAGGTGGATAAATTCTGGTTCGTGGACCTTGTGGCTGGGAGATTTATTAAGAGGTGCGAGGACTGAAAAGGGGCGAGGCGGCACAATCCCTGGGTCTGGGTGATCGAATTTAAGAGGCTCTAAAAAAACTCTTGACATGCTTTTGATTTCGTGTTATGCATGCTTTCAGTTTGAAGGAAGCTATTTGATATGGGCGGAGAGGGCAGCGGCAGGTTGCCGGAAAAGGCGACGGTGGGGGAGCTCCTGATGGACGACAAGGCGTTCAAGGAGCACATAACAAACCAGACCGTAGCCTATATCCCCAGGGTTATCAACGAGCTTTACGACATTGTCCTCGGAAACGCCGAGGACGAGATATGGGACTCAAAGAACTGCAAGCTGGTGAAGAGAAAGCCTTCCCTCGACACGAGGGTCAAGGCCGCGAAGGTGCTGAAGGAGATGACCCTTGACAAGGTCGTCTCAGATAAGAAGACGATAGACACCGAGGGGCAGGGGAGCCTGCTGAACCTCATTGACGATCTGACCGCGGTCGCAAGGGCCGTGGAGAAGGAAAAGGCAGAAAAGGCGAGGGTTGTAGGGGAACTCTCTACTGTGAAGCCGCATGATGCGGCGGACGCAGGGGGACCCCTTGAGCAGCGTCACAGTTGACACAACCAGCCAGTTCCGCTCATTAGTCAAGACCTTCTGGGATGACCGGGTAGGTTTCTGCAAGCACATCCTTGGTTTCACCCCATCCGACCAGCAGGGCCAGGTCCTTGAGGCCCTCGATTCCAACGATCACGTAGCGGTAAAGTCCGGGATAGCGATAGGGAAGACTGCCCTTGAGGCGAGCCTCATACTGCACTACTCGTCCTGCCGGTATCCGTTCAAGTCCCCTTGCACGTCCCCCTCCAAAGACAACCTGAGGAACATCCTCTGGCCAGAGTTGGGCCAGTGGCACAAGAAGATGCACCCCGTCTTCAAGGACCGCCTCGTCTGGACAAAGGAGAAGCTCTTCTTGAAGGAGGATGAAAACTCCTTCTTCGTGGCCAGGACGGCCTCAAAGGACAATCCCGAATCGCTCCAGGGATTCCATTGTTTGTCGGACGAACATCAAATCTTGACCAAACGAGGATGGTTGGGTATCGATGACATCTGTGAAACCGACCAAGTGTTATCAGTCCCGGTAAATGGCACTGACGCTGAATGGATGCCAGTGACTGCTGTGTATCGCTATCCATTTTCAGGGACACTGAATGTGTTTGATGGGAAGACCGTAAGTTTTGCAATGACTGATAATCATCGCTGCGTGGTGAAGAATCAATGGCGAGACCAGAAATGGCAGTTCAGGGAATTCAACTCGCTGTGGACCAGTTTCTTTGTCCGACGTACTTCTGGGTGGAAGGGAGAACAGGTGCTTGCCCCTGAACCGTTTGCAGCTTACGGATGGACTGCGGAACAATTCGCAGAATTCGTTGGATTCTGGATCGGTGATGGCGGCATACGTCCGCACAGCAGCGGTAAATATTACGAGGTGCAACTTTATCAAATCAAGGATGATGATGGCTATGTGGAGCGCCTGTTAAAGAGCATACCTTGGACCAAGGGACGCGATTATTACGCATTCAGTGACTTGGCTGTTTGCCAATGGCTGATTGATAATGTAGGCCGCCTACAACCTGACCGCATCATTCCCCGTCTGATTCTGGACGGTCCGCCCTCGGTGCTGGAAGCGTTCTGTGATGGGCTATGGCATGCAGATGGCAGCTTTGTTGATGGCACAAAGCGACAATTGCATAACACGTCAAGCACGCTTATGGATCAAGTCCAGGAAGTGTTGATCAAGCTGGGCCGTCCCGGGACGATAGGGGTCAATGTTGCGTGTGGGACACAGAAAGAGGCAGATGGTGTTCGTTTTGAGGCAAAGCATGATTGTCTTTCGATTGGATGGACAAAGAGACCGTCTGATACGCTCATACACAGCAGCAGCGTCAAGAGCATGCCGTATCAAGGGCGAGTATGGTGTATTGCAACTCCATACCAGACTTTTTACACTCGCCGGAACGGCCGTGTTTTCATTAGTGGAAACTCAGATTACGTCTTCCGCATAGTTGACGAGGCCTCCGGCGTTTCGGAGGACATCTTTGACGTCCTGGAAGGGGCCACCGGGACCAAGGAGACCAAGTCCCTGACCTGCGGGAACCCCACCCGCCTGGAAGGCTCTTTCTTCGACGCATTCAACAAGCAGAAGGAATTCTACAAGGGCTTTACGTTCTCATCCCTTCAGTCCCCATTCGCTAAGGACAGGGTCATAGAGCGGATCCGCAAGAAGTTCGGGGAAGACTCGAACATGTGGAGGGTGAGGGTCCTGGGAGAGTTCCCGCTTAGAGACGGGGACTCCTTCATCCCGTTCGATCTGGTGAGTGATGCCCTTATCAGGGAAATCCCGGACCAGAAAGATGCTCCGAAGGTCTTCGGGTGCGACATAGCGCGTTTTGGCTGCTTCGATGACAAAACCGAGATATTGACGGATGAGGGATGGAAATATTTTAATGGTCTCCATGGAAGAGAAATGGTCTTGTCTCTCGCTGGAGAAAGGGCATTATGGGCGGAGATCGCGAAGGTTCACAGGTACGAATATGCCGGGGATCTAAACCTCTACGAAGGGGAGTCGGTAAATTTTTGCATAACAGACAATCACAACCTGATAGTCCGCTCCAACCCAAAGGCTGATCAGTATGCCATAAGGCAGTTCAAGGATCTCCCGAAGGAATTTGTCATAAAGCGGACAAATGAATGGGAGGGTAGCAATCCCGAAAGAATCACGTTTACATCTGAGTATGAGATGCCAAAGGGAGGGGTAAGGGTCAAGGAGTGGTCGTTTGATTTTACCGATTGGGCCAGATTTCTTGGATGGTTTGTGAGTGAAGGGAATGTATACAAGGAGAGACGCAAGGACGGCAGATACAGAATCCTGATTGCACAGGTCAAGGCGCAAGAAAAGGAGATGATCAAACATCTCTTGGACAATATGGGGATTATATTTCAGGATAAAGGGAGGCAGATTGAGTTTTCAAATAACGAAATAGGTAAACACCTGATCGAGCACTGCGGAGGAAGGCAGCCTGTGAGGAGGGTCCCGAAATACATAAAAGAAGGCACCACTGAGGTTATCGAGGCATTCCTTGAGACGTTTGCCTTGGGGGATGGGACACAAAATAGCAACGGAACCGGCAAAACTTATTTTTCTTCCAGTGAATTGTTGATAGACGATATCCAGGAGATGCTTGTAAAGATCGGGAAGGCCGGGAAAAAGATATTAAGACATAAAAAGGGCACGGAATTCAATATCGAAGGCAGGACGGTTAAGCGGCGCAATGACTGTTATGCGGTCTATGAGTGCGGAAGGGGTGCGGACAGCTGGATATCAAAGGGGAAGATACAAAAGGTCGCATATAAGGGGGTTGTCTACTGTGTATCAACACCGCACAGGACAATAATGGTCAGGCGCAACGGATGTGTCATGTGGAGCGGGAACTCAGACGACACGGTTATCGCAATCCGTCAGGGTGATGAGTTCAAGCCGTTCCACGTGCTCAGGAACAAGAGCACCATGGAGGTGGCCGGTTTCATCGCGCACCTCGCCAACAAGGAGAAGCCCCAGGCGATCTTTGTGGACGTGATAGGCATAGGCTCCGGGGTCTACGACAGGCTGGAGGAGCTCGGCTTCCCTGTGATCCCGGTCAACGTCTCCGAGTCCCCAGCCCTTGACGCGAGGCAGTACAGGAGGCTCAGGGACGAGCTCTGGGGGCTGATGAGGGACTGGCTGGAGACGAGAAGAGGAAGGATATGGGACAACGAGGAGGGGGACCTGGTGGGGCAGCTGACCACCCCGAAGTACAGGATACTGGAGAGCTCCGGCCTCATCGTCATAGAGAGCAAGGACGACATGAAGAAGAGGGGGGTGGCATCCCCCAACGTGGCCGATGCCTGCATACTGACCTTCGCCCAGCCCGTGTCCTCCTACCAGAGGGAGATGGAGGATCTTTACGGGCGGGAGGAAGAGGAGGCTTACGCTCCCATGGATGCTGAGGCGGGGTACTGATGACTGAAGAGATCAAAAAGACAGGGAAGGACGGCACGGCCCTCGCGACCTACGTCAGGGGGATATTTGAGTCGTTCAAGACCGCGAGGCTCCCCTTCGAGGAGACATGGGCCGAGTGCTGGTACAACTTCCTGGGGCAGTACCAGCCCGAAAAGGTCTGGAAGCAGAAGACCGAGGGGAGGAAGGGCAGGAGCAAGCTGTTCGTCCGCCTAACCACGGTGAAGTGCAGGACTGCCCACGCCAAGATATCGGACGTGCTATTCATGGGTCGGAACGTGATGCCCTTCGACGTGGAGGCCCTGGAGCCTGAGATGTTCGGGGTCCCCCCGGAGGCCGCCGCCGATGCCTCAGAGAGGATGAAGAAGAGGCTCAAGGACCACTTCAAGAAGATATCGCTCAAGAAGAAGATGGACGTGGGGATACTGGAGATGGCCATATTCGGGACGGCGGTCCTGAAGGGGCCGATCATCACCACCAAGAGAGTCCCCCGGGTGAAGATGAGGACCATAGGAGGGATGCTCCTCAGGGACATAGACCCTGAGGCGAGCCCATACGAGATAGTCAGGGTGGAGGAGACGGTCCCGGATGTGGACAGGGTCTCGATCTGGAACTACTACGTGGACCCCCACGCCCCTACCCCCGCCGACTCCATAGGGGAGATCCACTTCGAGAGGATCCTCCCCGCACGTTTCAAGGAGCTGGCATACCAGGGGGGGTATGACGCTGAGGCTGTCATGGAGGCCGCCGAGAGGGCCAAGAAGGGGGACGAGGACGACAAGACCTACGTCCAGCTCGGAGACAACTACACCGGCGAGAACGGGGTGAAGGACGAAAAGGTCAGCATCCTTGAGTACTGGGGGCTGGTACCGGTGTCCATGCTGAGGGACGCAGGGTGCGGGGAGATACCTGAGGACGTGGCGGAGGACGATGCCATAGAGGCCCTGGTGGTCCTGGCAGCAGACGGGGTGGTGATTAAGGCCTGCGTGAACCCCATTGGAAGAAGGCCTTTCTACGTCTGCCCTTACAAGGAGAAGCCTGGGCAGATTTACGGCGCGGGGGTTGCCGAGGATATGAGGGACAGCCAGAAGATGGTCAACTCCTCCGCCAGGCTATACGTGGATAACAAGGCCCTATCTGGGAACCTGATGACGGCCGTGAACCTGGACAAGATAAACACAAAGAGGACGAAGGACCTGAGCGTATATCCAGGAAAGACCTGGTACGTGAAGGGGCAGGCCAACCCCAGGGAGGCCATAGACGCCGTCGCTTTCCCCGACGTGACCTTCGGGATAAAGGACATGATCGAGATGTTCACGAGGTTCGCCGACGACGAGACGGGGATACCGAAGTATTCATCTGGAGGGGAGGCCTCTTTCCTGAATAAAACCGCCACAGGGATGTCCATGCTCATAACCCAAAGCAACATAGGGCTCAAGAGCACCATAGAGAACATAGACGACCATTGGATAGAGCCGATGGTGGAGGCCTTCGGGGACTTCTTCAACGCCTTCGGGGGAGGCGTGAACGTCCCCCTCAGGTACAAGGCAACGGGCGCCGACTCCCTTGTTGCCAAAGAGATAAAGATGGAGCAGTACATGAAGTTCATGCAGATAACCTCCAACCCCCAGGACGCCATATTCATGGACAGGCCTAAGATGATGCGCTCCATAGCGAGGCTGCTGGAGACGGAGGATGTCATGAGGAGCGATGACGAGATAGGGAAGATCATGAAGGAGATGGGGAGGCAGGCCACGCAGCCCAAGGACTGGAGGGAGGTCGTTTCCATAGACAGGCTTTACCCTATGCTTGCGAGGAGCGAGCAGGTGCAGATTTTGGCGGAGCTGGGGATACAGCCGGATATGCAGGCTATTAATAACCCCCCTCAATCCCCCCTTACTTTAAGGGGGGACAAGTCAGTACAGCCCCCTCTTGAGGTAAGAGGGGGAGCCGAAGGCGGGGGAGTTATATGATAAGGGGTCTGTTGGAGTCTCCGGCATTCAGGGAGTTCATGGAAAGGGTGGACGAGAAGGCGAAGGAGGTTGAGGCCACCTTGAAGGGGAGCGGAGACCCTAACGAGCTTTTCAGGGCCCAGGGGGGATTGTTCTTCCACGACTTCGTTAGGTCCCTCCCTGAGGTCATGATCCTGGAAGAGGAGGAGGAGAAGAGGGAGAAGGAAGAAGAGGAAGAGGATATCTGAGCGGACTACCTGAAAAGGCCCGCTGATAAATAGAAAAATGGGATTACCCCACCCTCACCCCGACCCTCTCCCTGAAGGAGAGGGAGGAGTGGCGGAGAGGCCCCGAAGGAGGAATGAATGTCGGAAGCAGAAGAGCAGGAACAGGGACAGGGTGTAAAGACGGAGGAGGAGAAGGAGTACGAGGCGGGGTTTAGTGCGGCGGTAGAAGGCGGCAAAGATAAGGGATTACCCCACCCTCATCCCGACCCTCTCCCTGAAGGAGAGGGAGAGAAAGGAGAGGAGCAGGCCCCTAAAGAAACCGTTCAGGTCGCTGAGGAGACTAAGGGCATTGAGAAGGCGTTAAAAGACACCAAGGCCCACGCCACCAAGCTTTCCCAGGAGAACTCCCAGCTAAAGAGGAAGCTGGAGGCGTTTGAAAAGGGGGAGGCGACCAGGGCGGAGGTTGACGCTGCAAAGAAGGCGGTCCAGGAGGCCAAGGACAACCTGGACGAGGCGAAGGGGAGGATATACAGCGAGTACCCGGAGCTTAAGGAAGTCCTCGACCCCCTCATCGAGACAACCAGGAGCCTCAAGAGGGAGGTGGAGACCTTCAAGAACGCCAAGGCCCAGGACGCAGAGAGGGAGAGGAGGCAGACTGCCCTCGACCACTTCAACGCCAACGTGAAGCCCAGGGTCATGGAGACCCACCCGGACTTTGACTCCATCGTTAAGGACCCCAATTATTGGAGCTGGGCCGAGGCCCAGAGACCTGCCCTTAGGACCGCTGCCATGGACTCGCCGGACCCTGAGGACATCAGGTGGGCGCTGACGGAGTTCAAGAGGTTCAAGGCCTCTGACGAGGCGAAGGCAGTAAGGCAGAAGGACGAAAAAGACAAGCAGACAAAACTATTAAACGCCATGTCTATCCGCGGAGGAGGCGGAGCGCCCGCAGGCGGAGGGAAGAAGGGAGACCCTGAAGACTACGACGCGGGCTTTGCTCTCGGCTCCAAGGGATAGGGCTAAGGAGGATTAGATGAAATATTCAGACATTTCGCCAAGGACCATAGGATACGCGGACGGGAAGTTCCTTTCCAGGCCTAGGGTCAACTGCGTCCTGGACCAGTTCGGGCAGGTGAGGCCGCTCCCGAAGAACAAGACGCAGAGCATCATATTCAGGAGGTTCAACAAGCTCGATTCAACCCCCGTTCTCCTCCAGGAAGGAGTGACTCCAACGGGCAAGACCCTTACCAAGACCGACGTCACCGCAACGGTGAAGCAGCTCGGTGACTGGGTCGGGATCACCGACGTCATCCAGGACTTCCACGAGGACCCGGTCCTCAACGAGGCCATAGGTGTGCTGGGCGACCAGCAGGACGAGATGTACGACAAGTTCTACGCCGGGACCCTCAAGGCGGGGACCAACGTGGTCTATGCCAACGGGGCCGCAAGGAACGCGGTCAACACGCCAGTAACGAGCACCGTCCTCGACAAGGCGATAAGGGTCTTAGAGAGGCAGGAGGCGAGGAGGAAGACGAAGGTAGTCAAGGCGGGGGTGAACATTGGCACCTCCCCCATACCCCCTTCCTATATCATCGCCTGCCATTCGGACCTGAGGAAGGACTTCGAGGCTATAAGCGGGTGGAAAGGGGTCCACGAGTACGCCAACCAGGACAACCTGTTGAAGGGCGAGGCCGGTTCCGTGAAGCAGTTCAGGGTCGTATTCGACAACAACCTGACACCCTGGGCCGATGCCGGAGGAGCAAGGGGGGCCATGATCTCCACCACCGGGGTGAACGCCGACGTGTATCCCGTCCTGGTCATAGGGGAGGACGCGTACGGGATAGTCCCTCTCGCAGGGAAGGGGGCTGTGGAGACCCTCATCAGCAACCCCAAGGCCCAGCACGGGGACGAGCTGGCCCAGAACGGCTCTGTGGGCTGGAAGGGATGGACCACTGCCGTGATCCTCAACGACCTCTTCATGGTAAGGGTGGAGGCGGCGGTAACGGACCTGTAGCATAACCCTACCCTCACCCCCGGATCGAGTCCGGGGCAGGCTCTGACCCTCTCCCTGAGGGAGAGGAAAAGTGAGAGTGAGAGGATGGACAGTAGGGGCGTATCGCATTACGCCCCTGCATAATAACAAAAGGAGGATGGAGATGGAGATAGTGACCGGAAGTGTGGCGGGGACAGGGGCGGCCATAAACGTGTCCTGCGGGTTTAGGCCGAGGTACGTGAAGGTCTTCAACCCGAACGACGCAGGATCCCTTTTCCCCACGATGGAGTGGTTCAAGGGGATGGCCGCCGCCAGCGGGTTCAAGACAAAGGCCGTCGCCGACAGCGGGGCCACGGGGAACAAGAGCAGCGACTACGTAACCGCCAACGGGATAAGCGAGTACTCGGGTGGGGGCGTGGCCTCGGAAGGTTTCACCATAGGGGCCGACGCGGACATAAACGTCAACGGCGAGACGATCTTCTGGCTCGCCCTCAGGTAGCATGACAAAGGGGGCAGTAGGGGCAACCATATGTGGCTGCCCTGATCATTCGGGCGGCCACGCAGGGCCGCCCCTACAGGCCCGTAATTCTTGGGACAATCCCCTATTTAAATGGAGGTGTTTCAATGTCAGATGAAAAGCAGAAGGCGGCGGGGGCGGACAGCTTCATCACCGACACAAGGGAGGAGCTGAAGAAGCAGAAGAAGCACAGGATCATGATCCCTTCCACGGAGAAGGACAAGGACCCGGTCCAGGTGGGGATAAACGGATACGTCTACAACATCCCCAGGGACACGGAGGTTGAGGTCCCTGCCGGAGTCCTGGAGGTGCTGGAGAACGCCGTGATGAAGAGCTACACGGTCAGGAAGAGGGAGGTCGGCGAGGGGAACGAGCTGGTCGGCCAGGACGTGAGAAGGTTCCCTTATCAGAGCGTGAGGTAACCCCACCCTCGCCCCTGGGGGATTAAAGGAGGAACATAAGATGCCCATAGGATCAACAGACATTAAGTTTTACCTGAGCGGCGGGGCCGCGAACACCAACCCCAACGCCTCCCTTGGAGGGGCGAGGTCCAGCACGGAGATAGCCTCAGGCTCCCTCCACAATCTCTTCAGAAAGGTTACGGGGGACGAGAGCGCCGCGGGGATAACGCTTTACAGGGCCTTTTACGTCAAGAACAACCATGCGACCCTGACTTGGGAGACGGTCAAGTCGTGGTTCACCGCACTCCCTGCCGGGGGCTCCATAGCCATGGGGCTTGAGCCCAACACAACGCCGCAGAGCGTAGCCAACGAGACAACGGCCCCCGCGGGGGTGTCGTTCACGACGCCCACGACGAAGGCCGGAGGGGTTGCCCTGGGGGACATGGCGGCAGGCGGGGAGAAGATGCTGTGGCTGAGGCTCACCATCGCAGCTGGGCAGGCAGCCTCAAACAACAACTCCTTCTCCGTGAAGACGGAGGGGGACACGGCGGCGTGAGATGCCGGGGACGCTTGACGGTGTCGTAAGCATAGACTCTGTCCAGGACTGGGACAACCTGACCATACCGGTCTCAGCGGCACTGATCTGTTCGTATGATATCAGGCAATTGGCTAATCAGTTAGCCGGAGTCCCGTATGATATCCGGCAGCTCCTGAGCGGCTATGAGATAGTTTCTTACGACATAAGGCAACTTTTGGACGGAAGCATAGTCACAATATACGACCTGAGACAGCTTTCGGCCGGAACAAGTGCCGGTGTTTTCGATATAAGGGCGCTCATATCCGGGACAGGGATTGTACTCTACGATGTAAGGCAACTTATGAACGGGATTGCAGTAACCGTCTACGACATAAGGCAGCTTTCGGACGGGATTGCAGTAACCGTCTACGACATAAGGCAGCTTTCGGGCGGGATTGCAGTAACCGTCTACGACATAAGGCAGCTTTCGGGACAGCTGACTATCACGATATACGAAATAAGGCAGCTGGCGGATAGTGCAACTCTTGCTATTTACGATATCAGAGAGCTTGGAAATACAAGTCTTGTTGCGGTGTTAGACATAAGGCAGCTTACAGATGCGATATGGGTGATGCCGTATGAGATAAGAGAGCTGCTGTCCAGCTTAACGATAGCGGCATACAGTATCCGGCAGCTTGCGGACGGCGTAGCAATAACCCTGTTCGATATCCGGCAGACGACAACCGGGTATGCGATAACTATATACGATATACGCCAGACGGCAGACACTTGGACCGTGTCTATCTTTATAGTTCGGCAGCTTGCCACCGGCTTGTTGGCTGTAAAAATAATCTACGACCCCGGGAACAGGATAGTGGGGGCCACCATATCGCTGACGGACAGGATAGGGAACGAGAGCTATTCGTGGGGGAATAAGATAGTCGGGGCTGCGAGGAGTGTAGGGAGGTACGTGCAATGACGGTAATCGAGATGATCAGGCAGGTGCAGAGGGAGTTGAGGCTCCCGCAGTCCGGGACCGCTTCCGAGCCCCACGCCAAGATCATACTTGACTATATCAACAAGGTGCAGCGCTCCCTCATGATGGAGTCCGCCTCATGGGACGAGCTGAAGGTTTCGGGGTATTTCCACACCCAGGCCAACGTCGGCACATATACGATATCCATCATAAACGAGGGGGAGGTCGATGTAATAAGGGACATGAGGATAGGGACAAATCCGCCCCTTGTCCACAGGACCGACGAACAGTTCAGGGAGCTTAAGAGAGATTACACGACACCGGGACAGCCCATATACTACAGGCATTTTAGCCGTGAGGCGGGTTATTTGGTGGCGGAGCTTATCCCGGTCCCCGACGGGGTCTACAGGGTCGACACCGAGGTCTTGATGAAGCCTCCGAGGCTCACCATGGACAACCAGGAGCCGATGCTGGACCCCGACACCATAATCCTCGGGGCCATCATGCTGGCCAAGGAGGGACAGGGTGAGGACTTTGCCATGGCCCAGGCCGCCTTCCAGGCGAAGCTGGGGCTCCAGATAGAAAACAGCGGGGAGAGCAACTGGGGGGATGTGGAGGCGGTATGAGGCGGAATGCCAACATAATACCTTTCAGGGACTTCACGGGCGGGGAGGCGAGCGTGTTCCCCATAGGGGCCATGCCCCCCAGGTTCTCCACGACGCTGCAGAACTGCCACGTCTCCGAGAAGGCTGGGATAGCCAAGATGCCTGGTTACGTCAGGGTGAACTCCGCAAGCATCGGGGCGCAGCTCACTTCCGGCTTCGAGTTCAGGAGGACCGACGGGACCGCCATCCTCCTCGCAGCCGGCGGGGGGAGCATATACAAGGTCAACTCCAACAACGAGCTGGAGGCCATACAGACGGGGCTCAACGCCTCGGCCAGGGTCAGGTTCGCCGCCATGAACAACATATGCATCATGGCTAACGGTGTGGACCCTCCCATGAGGTACGACGGGACTTTGGTCTCCACCCTGGGAGGAACCCCTCCGGCAACGGGTTTCAAGCCCCACGTCCACAAGGGGAGGGTCTGGATGCTGGAGAGGGGGAACAAGATGATGGCCTCCCACTCCGCCCTTAACAACCCGGAGGACTGGACTGCGGCCAACGACGCCGGGTACATAGACCTCAAGTACGTCCTCAAGAAGGGGGACGAGCTACTCGATATAGCCACATACATGGACCTCCTGGTCTTCTTCTTCAGAAGCCATGTGGTCATATACTCGGGTACGAACCCCGCGTCTCCTGAAAACTTCCAGATAGTGCAGCTCATAGAAGGTGTTGGGGTGATAGACACGGACCTGGCCCAGCACGCCGGGACGGACCTGGGCTTCCTCTCGGCGGAGGGGGTGAAGACCCTGAGGCAGGTGGTGACCACGGGGGGGATGAACCTGGGGGACCTCTCGGCCAGGATAGACCCCACCATAAGGGGGGAGATGGCCTCCGGGGCCGCATACGCGGTGGGGCATTACCCCAGGCTCGGATGGCTCATGATCCTAATAAACGACAAGGTCTGGGTGTACTCGTATACCCACAAGGCCTGGGCCAGGATGGTGGGGGCGGACTGCAGTGGGATGTTCAACACGGTGGACGGGAGGCTTTACCTCTGCGGGAACGGCTTCCTCTACAAGTACGGGGAAGGATACTCCTTCGCCGGGAGCCCCATGGAGATGAAGTGGGAGACGGGGTGGATGACCCTATCCAGGGACGGTAGGAAGTTCTTCCCGAGGCTGATGGAGATTGGGAACTACCCGGGGAGCGAGACGGAGATAAGGCTTGAGATGAGGTACGACTACTCCCCTCCCCAGCCTGAGTGGTACACGGCATTTTCGACGCAGCAGAGCGGGCTTGCGATAGACAGCATCGAGGACTTCGACGCCGTAAACCCTCTGGACGAGTGGATGGACTACACCACGAGGATACCGCTGTTCGGAGGGGGGAGGAGCATGCAGATGGTATTTTCAAACAAGACAGACAAGGGGCCCATAGAGTTCAGCAGCATATTCATACAGGGGATTTTGGGGAATCTGTGAGAAAGCCAATTAAAATGTGTCATCCCCGAATGCCTTTATCGGGGATATGGTGTTCAAAAAACCAGATTCCCGCTTAAAGAATGCGGGAATGACAGTCAAGGATAGTAAACGGGGAGGTAGAGAATGAGCCAGCACGATTTCGACATAGCCACGGGGGACGCCAATACGGGTATAACGTTCAGGGCCGCGGTCAACGCCGCTCTCCAGGCCCTGGCAAGCCAGAGCAGCGGGGCCGCTCTCCCGTCCGTTGCGCATCCTTTCCAGATCGCCATCCTCACATCCGAGTCCCCTGCGGGGGCATACATCCGAAACGCCGCCAACACGGCGTGGGTGAAGTTCGGGTACATAGACGCCGGGACGGGGAAGCTGGTGCTTTTCAATGCGGACAATGCCACCAATGCCACCAATGCCACCAATGCAGGGAATGCCGACAATGCCACCAATGCCACCAATGCCACTAATGCGGGGAATGCCGACACAGTGGACACCTACCATGCAGCTTCTCTGCTGGCGAGGGCGAACCACACTGGAACACAAGACGGGAGCACTATTACGGGCACTGTACCAAATGCGGATACTGTTGATGGTTATCATGCTGCCTCTCTACTTGCAACGGCTGCATTTGGGAGTTGGGGGTCATATAGTGTAAATACCGTTTACCAAGCGGCCACCGATATGATTGTCTGTGCCTTAGGGAGCGGTGGTGCTTTAGGTAATGACTATGGGTATACAGACTCTTCAAACCCTCCAGTAACGGTGCGAGGTCAATTTGAGTATGCCGCCGGAGGGAGTAACCCGTTGAGTTTTAGTTTTCCTGTGAAAAAAAACGATTACTGGAGAGTAACGGGCAACGGGATTACTAATATATACGCGATAACGAAATAAGGAGAGAGCGAATATGGGGAAATTTGTAACGACTACAGGTTTGGGGTATTTTAAGGATGCACAGGACAATATTATCGGTAAGTGTGAGCTTCCTGTCGGAGAACACTCACTGACTGATGGGTTAACGTTTGTTGAGGTTGCAACAATAGAAGAGCTAAATGGGATTGAGATATACGTACCGCTTGAAAATAAAATTAACCACGTTAAGGCAATAGCAAAGCAGAAGATAATCGCCCTCTTGCCATCTACTTCTACGAATTATAGGGACGCCGAAGCTAATCTTTTGGCAAGGAAAGGGGAGTTGCTCCGAAAGGAATTCAAATCTTCTATATCGGCATCCGAGTTGTCAGAGTTGGATGCCTTAGAGACTTTGTGGTCTCAGATAAAAGAGATAAGGGTAGCATCAAATCAGATAGAGGTCGCAGTCACCAATGATCCTTCATACGATTACACAAACAGTAATTTGTGGCCTATTTAGAGGTTTTCTAACTGTGCTGTGTGTAGGGATGCGGACTATGACGAGGTTTAGGCTCTTCACGGGAGAAGAAGAGATGGAGGGAAATAGTTGGGAGCCATTCAGGGTTTACGCTGGCTGCCGAACTTGGCGAGGCAAGGCCTATGTCTGGAAAAACAAAGAACGAGGCAGATGCAGAGTGTATTGAAGTGGATGGCATTCCCGCTGACTTCATGATTGAGGGAGTAATTGCCTACACAGTCAAGAACGGGAAGCTGGTGAAGGGGTGAGGACCCCGTGCAGATCAACTACAAGATAGGGCTTTCTCAGAGGTTCGGGGACTTCGAGGCGATATTGAAACATGAGTGCCTGCATCCTGTGGACGGCAGGAGCGGAGAAAGGCCCAGGACTACAGCATGGTAGAGGTTCGGCATCATTTTAGATAGGAGGGATTATGGGACTGAAAGAAATCAAATCAGCAGGGGCGATGGCGGCGAGGCTTACTGAGGCGGCGCAGGCGATGCTCTCCATCAACAACACCTACAGGCCGAAGTATGATGAACTCCTTGCGGCCATCCGGGCGGCCCTGGGAGCGACAAAGACGATGGGGGGCCTGACCGATGCGGAGGTCAACAGCTTCTTCTTCGGGGGCCTGGGGGATGCCACGGCGGTTGCCAATGCTCAGACGATAATTAAGGAATGGGAAAAGAATATCACTTCTCTTGCCGGAAGTGTAGTAGTCCTCCCAGCGAATGATATTTAATTATGGCTTATGCCCTTTTAAAAATACCCTGTTATGGAGCTTCTCTGGCCTCCGGCATTGTCGAGTCCCGCCTCTTTGAGACGAAGGCGGGGAGGCTGGAGCTTATAACCGATAATTCAGGAGACCTCTGGGATTCGTTATCCTTCGAGACAGGAAATGACGGCTATACCATTATAGGAAGTGCAGCCAGGTCTACAGAAAAAGCCATGAGTGGGTCTTACAGCATCAAGATACCTTATGGGTCAGGCTCTCCTGCACATGGGATGTGTAGGCAGTTTGCGGTGCCGTCAAGCGGATGTTTGGTCGTGGAGAAGGCATTCAATATCTCTCAACTATTAACTTCTACCGCTGGGGCCGTGCAGGTCGCTGCCTTCACGACAAATGGCTCCAACGATTTCCGTGGCCCCCACTGTGGGATCACAGGTGATTATCAAGGTGCCAGCAAAGGACATTTTGGCTTTTACGACGGCGATTGGAGTATCCTCACTCAAATATCCCTTGACACATGGTATATCGTCATAGTTGTCGCTAACCTGTCAACAAATAGATACGACCTATATCTGCTCAACTCCGACAGGAGCCTCAAGGCCGTTGCCCATTCCGTTGGATACCACAATGCGGGGGCTTTCACGGGACAGACACTTTACGATCAGACGTCCACATGGAACATATCCGTTGCGGGTGATGTATATATTGATGCTGTCAGCAACGGGTATAAGTTGTATTCCAACGCATCTCCTGTGGCAACCCTACAGAAGATAGGCGGCGGCAATACAGGGCAGAAATGGACGTGGAACGGTTCGGGGCTATGGCTGCCGGAGAATATCGGCATTTCTGGGAGTCCCCAGGCCCCCAAGTATCAATACGGCCTGTTTGAGCAAGATGATGAAGGTGACCTGACCTGGAACGGAATGTGGCTCACTCAGGCTGAGCTTAGGACTGCCATAGGTACGACTCAGCAGAAGCGGTGGTTAAAACTACAGGCACAACTAAATTCGGATGGCAACTTAAATTGTGCCATTGATGACGGGTACATCCCAGCAGTGCCGGTGGGGGGCGGGGGCAATATCTTCTGCGTCATGGAATAGGGAGGGAATATGAAAGAGTGGATGAGAGAGAGGCTATTCGGGTTCCTGCTGCCCCTTATAAGGGAACAGGCAGGTGAGCGAGAGGCGAAGATGCTCACAAGGATGGATGAGATCGCGGAGGGGTCCCGTTTAAATACGGCCGTTCTGAGCGAGAGGATTGAAGCTCAGGGAAGAAGGATAGACGGGGAGATAAGGGAGCAGATAGGCAGCTCCGAGGCAAGGGTGAATGGAAGGATTGATAAGGTCGGGACCGACATGGCGGCGGCCGATGAGGGCTTGAGCAGGCGGATTGACGCTCAGTGCGGGAGCGTAAACGACATCCTTAAAAGCATATCTGCGTTGAGCGAGATGGTGACATGCCTCGGTGGGAGAGTTGCCGTCCAGGGGGAGAGGATAAGCAGCATCCTTGAGAGCGACACTATGAGGCTCGTGAGGCTGTGTCACGGGATCCTCGATGGAGACATAGGACAGGCGGCGGAGTTTGGGATACACAAGGTCCTCATCTCAGACATATACCCTACAGACACGGCGAAGACAAATGCGGCCCAGGAGATGGCCAAGCAGTACCTTGTTGAGAAGTATGGAACGGCGGAGAAGGACTGGAAGATAAACCTGGCGGTGCAGCTTAAATATGCCCAGGTAAGGGGGAGGATATAGATGGCGATAGCGGCCAGGGACGATAACGGCGTCCCCGTGAATCTTATCAAGGACCCCGTGAGCGGGGCCGCCAAGGAGTGGGCTGGGGATGTGGGTGTATCCGGATTCTCCACGGAGCTTCCCATGGGGCCCGTCACTTCCGTTTCGGGGACGGCCTCAGTTTTAGGGGATACGGTCGTGGTCACCCCATCGTCCGGGAAGGCTCTGAGGGTCTATTACCTGAGCATGAACGCCGACGGGGGGAACACGGCGGACGTGACCGCATATTTCCGGTTCGGGGCGGCGGGGGCGGCCAAGTACAAAAAGTCCCTGAAGGCTGGGGCCATATTCGCCAGGGCCATAGGAGGCGGGCGGAAATACATCCAGGGGGCCATGGATGAGCCCCTTTACATCAACCTCTCCGCCGCACAGACCGTGAACTGGGACGTGGAGTATGACGAGGTTTAGGTTCTGAAAAAGGGAGAGGAAGTGATGGCATCTCTGGTCCCCTTATGCCGCGAAGTATTTAAGCCGCTGCACGAGATACATATGCGGGCGGAGGCTTTCCCTGTGCGGTCTTTTTTGCAGTTCTGCGACATGATGAAGGAGAGGAGCGGGTGGGTTGTGATCTCAGAGGGTAGGGTGATCGGATGTATATCGTTCAGCGACTGGCAGTATAGGCGGGATATTCTGATTCATTGCTTTATTGACCCGGATTTCCATGGCAGGTGGACGTCGAGGGGGATATACAGGAGGGTCTTTGATTATGCTTTTAACGATCTTGATCTGCCGAGGGTGAGCGGATATGCGATCCCTGGACACAACGATCTGGCTGCAAAAGCCCTCCGTTCCTTGGGTTTCAGGAAAGAGGGAACGGTGAGGAAGGGGATAAGGGAATCGGATGACAGGCTGTACGATATGGATATATACGGAATCCTTAAAGAAGAAAGGAGGTTTTAGATGAGCAAGCCTAAGCGCCCAAAGGTACCGCCGCCGCCCGACCCATCAGGGTACATATGGTACGATGACGAGGGGAATCTGGCTGGAGAAATGGGTTTTGACAAGGCCAGCAATGCATACATATATAAGCCCAAACAGGCAACTCCTGAGGAGTTAGCCCAGAGAAAGCAGCTCGGAGATCTCAGAAGTCAGTACTACGGGTATCTGGAGGATACCCCAGCGGAGACCATACAGAGGGCGGAGGATTATGCCAAGAGATACAGCGAATCGCTGCATAAAGATGTTGACAGGAGGTTTGAGGAGGCGGGGCGGAGCGTAAACGAGGGGATGGAAGCGAGAGGTATGTTCGGCTCCAGGGCGTACGTTGACATGCTGGCTGAGCTTGATAGGAACAAGAGGGAGGCGGATGTAGGTATTGCCAATGAAGCCGCCATGGCAAAAGAGAGCCTGATACAGAACGACAGGGCCTACTGGCTCAACGCCATAAATGCCATAGAGAGCGGAAGGGGCGCCGACCACCTCAGAACCTTGCAAGACCAAGAGATGGGCATAAGAGGGGCGATGGCCGGGACTCAGCCGAGGATGGAGGCATGGAGAGGAAACACAGAGGCGGCGCTGGCAAAGTATAACGCACAGGCGAACATGTACGGAGCCCAAACCGGGGCGGTAGGCAACGCGGTGGGTCTCGCGGCTATGTATGGCATGTATAAGCTATCTTAAGACTGATATCGAGGTTGTTTCCAAGGAGGGTGGACGAGCTTCTTAAGAAGCTGGAGGAGATAGATATAGTCAGGTTCAGATACAAGGATGAGACTGCCGAGAGGAGGCCGCACATTGGGGTCATAGCCGAGGAGGCTCCGAGGGATTTCGTGGCGGAGGACGGCAGACACCTGGAGGTCGTGGATGTCATGGGGTTCCTGCTGGCTACGACGAAGGCGCTGGCCTTAAGGCTCAGGGAGGTGGAAAATGGAAGGTCTTAACTATCTGTACGGGAAGAACCCGCACTCGGAAAGAGCATCGATGCTGACAAGGATGGCGTACAGCCAGCCCGACGATAAGTACGGGTATGCGGCATGGTCAAGGATACCAGCCATGGCCATGGCGGGGCACGAGATGGCGCAGGCCGAGAAGTGGGATCAGACACGAGGCGAAGAGGTCAAGAAGGCATCCGCCGACCAAAAGAGGGAGGAAGCGCGCAATAGGACGATACAGACCGTGATCAACATAGCCGGTTCCCCCGCCTTAGACCCTAACGGGAAGCGGAACACCATTAAGAGCTTGATAGAGGGGCGCAAAGATGAGTTGGGTCTTGACCCCGACGTCTACGTCGGGCTTGTGGAGGATGGGCCTGAGTATACCAATATAGGACTTCAGAAAAAAAAGGATGGGGGGCAGTTGCTCTTGGCGATCCAAAAGCAATCTGGCGCGCCTTTCGTTTTTGATAAAGGCCAGTGGAGGGATATGACGGATGAGGACCTGTCCCTCTTAGGAGAGATGCCGAAGCCGGAGGGCCGAAAGAGGCTGGACCGCGAAACGCACCTGGGCGGCGGGAATTGGCAGAAGGAGGAGTCTTATGACGAAGGGGTGAAGTGGAGCCCTGTCGGGAAGCCGTACAAGAAGGAGGGAGGAGGGGGCGGCTCTTTGACGGAGAAGGATGCCGTTTCGGAGTTCCGCCAGCATGTGAGCGACCTTGATTCTCTTAACAAGGCAAAGGCCTTGATTTTGAAAGGGGTTGACCCGTTGACCGGCGCCTATATCCCCCAGACCCAGATAGCGGATGCCTTAAAGGTAATCGACCCCCAGATTTTGCAGTTGGAGGGATATATCAAGAAGACGTTCCCTGAGCAGTGGTATAGGTATAAGCCGGCTGCGCCTGCGGCGCCGGCGGCGGGGCCTGGCAGGCCCACGCCTCAGCAGGCAATGGAGGAATTGAGAAGGAGGGGGCTGCTTAAATAATGAACCTCAGCCAGTACTCAGATGAAGATCTGCTGAAGATAGCAGGGATGCAGCCCGACCTTTCCGGGGTCTCGGACGAGGAGCTTTACCGGATCGCAGGGATCCCCGTGATAAAAAACGCCCCTGAGCCGACCTTCTGGGAAAAGGCCGCGGCGGGGGTGAAGGACCTCTTCGGGTACAGGGAAGGCGAGGGGATGAGGCCTTCGGAGATTGCCGACGCCCAGATAAGGCTTGAGGCAAGAAACAAGGGAGTATCCAAAGAGGAGCATATAAGGCAGGTCCACCCCGAAGGCGAGGCCCTCAGGAGGGCAAGGCAGTACGGGAAGGATGCGGCGAGCGGGGCGGTGGGGACCGTGGAGGGCATGGCCGGATCCCTGGAGTGGCTCACAAACGGGGCGGTAGGCAGGGACCTCGCAAACCAGGCGAGGCTTTGGCAGAGGGAGCTATCCCCTGAGGAGGGAGGCTTCGGTCATGCCCTGGCCTCCGGCGCAGGGTCCATGACAACCTTCTTTGTCCCAGGCATGGGGATAGCGAAAGGGGCATCGGTTGTTGCCAGGGTCGGGCCGAGGCTGGCCGCATGGCTTGGGTCCTCCACAGCTACGGCCATGGAGGCCATGACTGAGGCAGGGCAGGTCTACAGGAACGTCCTTTCGGATACCAAGGATGTCGGAAAGGCGGAGAAGGCGGCCACGGAGACATTCTGGTGGAACCTCCCTCTCCTGGCGATCACGAACAAGCTCGGTGTCTTCGGTGAGACTGGAGGACCCCTAAAGAGGGCGATTGTGTCTTCACAGATGGAAGGGGCGCAGGAGGCGGGGCAGGAGTATATATCAGGAAAGGCTGAGGGGCGCGATGTCACCCTTGGGGAATACCTTACATCTTACGGGGTCGGCGCCGTGACGGGAGGAGGGTTCGGGGCTCTCTCTGCCAGGATGGGGCCGAAGGGTGTTGTCTCTCCGCAGGAGCCGGTTGACATAAAGGATGTCCCCACGAAAGAGCTTGCCAGGATCGCGGGTGTCGAGGAGATCCTTGCCGAGGGGGAGGTTAATGCGAAGGAGTATATAGAGAGGGTGAAGGGGGAGAGGGCGCAGGAGAGTAACGCCCCCCAGCCCCCTCTTGATGCAAGAGGGGGAGAAAAGACTGAGCATCTCGGCGAGGTGGTTGGTTACAATGCCAGGGATGGGAAGCCGATCATTGATATGGAGGCGAAGGAAGCCCCCACCCCTCACCCTGACCCTCTCCCCGTGAGGGGCGAGGGGAGTATCAGGGAAGAGGAGAAGGCGAGAAGGTCATGGCTGGAGCAGGCGGCTCTTGACAGCCCCACGATGGACGATTTTATAGAGACCCTCACCAGGCGCGGTGAGTACCCGATGGCGATCAAGGCCGCGGGGAACATCCATAGGCTGAGGGAGATGTACGAGGGCATAAAGAAGGGGACTGTCCCCTCACCCCCAGCCCCTCTCCCAATGGGAGAGGGTGGCCAAAGGCCGGGTGAGGGAGTCGTAGAATCGGGACTGTCCCCGGAAAAGAGTAACCCCCCTCAGTCCCCCCTTAATCCAAGATGGGAGGAAAAGGCGGAGGCCCCTGCCATCCCCTTTAAGGATGAGATCAAGTCTCGCTTCCCAGACCTCACCGATGAGGACATATCTTTCATAGCAAAGGAGACGGCCGCCAAGTTCGATTCCATAGCGAATGCGGTGAAGGACCCTGTAAGGAGGGGAGGGGCCGCGTCCACGCGGGATGCATTCCTGAAGGTTGCCGAAAGCGGGGAGGTCCCCCTCGCCAGGAAGGGTAAGAACCAGGGGAAGCCCCTCAGGGCCTTTGAGGTTGGGCGGGAGGAGTTTGAACACCAGCTCCGGGCGTTCAAGGAGCAGAGGGACAGCCACAGGCCCGCGGGGGAGATCCGGAAGTTCGGGGACCTGGATATAAAGCCTGGGGACAGGGTCATCACCCCTAACGACACATACACCCTCCAGCCGGACGGCGAGACGCTCCAGGACCATGAGCCGATGAAGCTCGACCCTTGGGATGATATAGAGGTGGTGGATGTGCGGAAGGCCCAAAATCCCCCCGCTTCGCTTCCCCCTTTGACAAAGGGGGATAGAGACCAGGAGATGTTTGCCAACGTCAACCGGATTCCGCCTACAGGATTGAAGACCGACAGGCCCCAGGCCGAGGATTTGCTCGAAGGGTTCAGGAGGCCGGAGGAGGACAGGCAGGAGGGGATGTTCGGGGATGTGTCGCTGTCGGTTGACAGGGCCGGAAAGCGTTTGCCTAAAGAGTCTGAAGGTTCTGCCGGCGACCACCCTTCGCATAAAGCGAAGGGTCAATCCCTCCGACCTGCATCAGACTCTAATTTAAGTATAGGGGAAATTGAGAGAGATGTCAAGCGGGTTGCAAATCTTGCAAGCATCATAAAAGAGATAGAGAGGATCGCTGCGCCGGGGACAAGGGTCGAGGCAAAACACAGGATCACAATCCCACCGGACCAGCTCCGCATTGCCCTGGAGAAGTGGGGGGAGGGGGCCGATGCCGATATTAAGGTCAGGGGGGCCCACAGGGTCGTAAGGCTTGACCAGGGTCAATTCTCCTCCCTGATAGAGCTTTCCCTGGAGAACATGGACCCCAATACCACCCCTTACCATGAGGCGTTCCATTCGGTTCAAGAGATTCTATTGAACGATGAGGAGATGAGAAGGCTTGCGGAGAGGTTCCCTGCCAGGGACGGGGTTTCCTCCCATGAGAGACAGGCCCAGGCCTTTGCCCAATATGCGGCGGGTAGGCAGGCCAGGTATCCTGTATGGGTGAGGGGGATATTCGCGAGGATAAAGAGATTCCTTGACTCAGTCAGGAGCTACCTGAGGGGGCAGGGTTTCAGAAGCGTAAACGACATATTTGAGAGGGCTTATAAAGGGGAGTTGAGGGAGAGGGCTGTGGGGATCTCCGAGATGGGGGATGTGTCCCTTGATGTTGATCAACGGTCATTTGCCCGACAGATAGAGGGCTTTCTGAAGGGGAGGCTCCCGAAAGATGCCCTTATTGCCGTAGGGAAAACCCCTATTGTTTTACAGAAACTGGGAGCAAGGCCTCTTCCTGTAGTTATGACGCAGCGTACGGCAGCGAAGGTTCTGCATGTTAAGCACGGCATCCCTGCCGACTTGCTTAAGGGTTTGCCTGCCGCTCTCAGTGACCCGATAATGGTCTTTGACTCGGCTACCCAGAAGGATAGTTTCGTGGTAATGACGGAGTTGGTCTATGAGGGAAAGACAGTTATTGCCGCGGTTCACCTTAATAAAGAGATAAACAGGGTTGAGGTAAATGATATCGCGAGTGTGTATGGCAAGGATAGGAACGAATGGTTTACAGAGCAGATGGAGAAGGGGCGGTTACGGTATATGAACAAAGAGAAGAGCCATTCATGGTCCGTGACCGTGGGGCTCCAGTTGCCCAAGATGAGAGGAACCACAAACGGCTCTACATATATTATACTTACAGAGGCAGATATTGTCAAGAATGATATGTCTCTTGATATAGAACAGCGCACAGTCAAATCCACCGACAATCTATTGCAGAAGATAAACCCGAGGGCAGCGGAGAATGTGAAGGTCCAGGGGAGGAAGAAGGACCTGGGTTTTGTGAAGGGGCTCATAGGCTCCCCCGGCACCATAGAGGGGAAGGCCCGTTATTACGTCGTCCATGCCAAGAACGTGGTGCACAAGCAGGACAGGCTCCGGGGGATGATTGACGAGAGGATGGGGGAGATATTCAGGCCCCTGAAGACAAAGGAGCTTAGGCAGGAGTTTGAGGCCCTCTCATGGATGGGGGATGCGGAGGGGAAGAACTACACGGCCGAGGAGCTTTCCGAGATGGGCGTTTCCCCCACTGTGCAGACCGCGTACCTGAAACACAGGAGGTTCCACGACCAGGTGTGGAGGCTCCTGGCATCCCACAGGAAGGCATACGGCGGGGAGACGGGACACAGGGAGGGGCACATCCCCCATCTGTTTGAGAACTGGAACGTTTATGAGGGAACTGTCTCCTCACTCCCAGCCCCTCTCCCAATGGGAGAGGGTGGCCGAAGGCCGGGTGAGGGAGCGGTAGAATCGGGACTGTCCCCGGAGAAGAAGATCGTCGGGACATTCAGGAGCCTGAAGGAGGCCACGGCCTTTGCCAACGGTCTGAGCAGGGAGAAGAACTACGTCATAAGGCCGAAGACCTTTCATATGCCGGATGCCCTGATCGCCAAGACGGTCTTGAAGGACGCCTCATTCTTCCGGCTCGTGGAGAAGCTGGAGGAGGGTTTTGAGATCACCAGGGAAGAGGCCTTCGAGATGACCAACGAGGTGGCGAGGAGGAAGAACAGGAGGAGGTTCTTCGGGCACGCCATGCAGAGGACGGGGCAGACCGGGTTCAGGAAGGACGACCTCCATCAGATCCTTAAGGAGTATTACAACTCCACGGCCAGGTATGTGGCCCTGGACTACTTCAAGGCGAGGGTGGTTCCTAAGTTCGAGAAGGACTTCGGGGTTGAGCTGGGGAGGGCATCGAATGCCCTCAGGGACAAGAACACGGCCAGGTATGTGGAGGAGTATATAAACGATGTGAACGGCGCTCCGGGGATGATAGAGGAGCTGCTGGACTCGTCCATAAAGAACGCCTTCGGGAAGCATATCAGGAGCGAGAGGCCCACCATCTGGGCGGTGAACAAGGCCCTCCACGCCACTGCCGTTCTCAAGCTGGGACTTTTTAACCTCGCCGCAGGGGTAGTCAACCTCTCCCAGCTCACCAACACATTCTCCAAGGTCCCTGCGAAACATTTCGCCTCGGCCTTCGAGTCCTCCTTCCATCCGTCGGAGAGCGAAAGGGCAATCCTCAGGAGGATCGGGGTTGCCTTTGACCTGGGGCTCTCCGACACGGGCGGTTACTCCATGACCCTCAAGGGGGGGAAAGCTGTCAGGGCCTCCATGTTCTTCTTCAGATGGGCCGAGAGGAAGAACAGGGTCATCACCGCCCTTGCCGCATACAGGCAGGCGAGGAAGGACCTGGGGATGGGTGAGAGGGAAGCGAGGCATTACGCCAGGGAGATCGTAGACAAGACCCAGTTCGACTACTCGGTGGCGGACACGGCCAGGATATTCCGAAATCCTGCGGGCCGTCTCCTCGGGCAGTTCAAGCCCTATGCCGTAAAGGAGATTGAGTTCATCATGGGGCTCAAGGGGGCTGAGAATATAAAGTTCTGGATACCTATCCTCCTCATGGCGGGGACGGCAGGGGTGCCTCTCATAGAGGGCCTTTTCGACATGATTGAGTGGCTTACGGGGAAGGACCCTCTCACGGAGACGAAGAAGTTTTTGATGGAATGGGCCGGGGAGGATGAGGACAAGAAGAGGGTTGCTGAGATAGCCATGTACGGCGTTGCCTCCCAGATCGGGGTCGACATGTCCCGCAGGGTCGGGACGGGGGACGTGCTGCCGAAGAGGGCATCTGACCTCCTGGGGCCGACGATCAACACCCTCATGAACGCCAAGGAGCTTCTGAGCGGGGACAAGACGGAGCTGGTAAGGTCCCTGGCCCCATCGGTCGGGAACCTTGTCACTGCCATAGAGACGGCGATGAACGATATGGAGGTGGCGGACCCTTACCGGAGGGAGAGGCTGAAGTACACTGCGACACCTTCGGAGGCGGCGATAAAGGGCCTCGGTTTCAGGCCTATAAAGGAGGCGAAGCTTTCAGACCTGGAGGAGGTTCGGCAGTACGAGACGGGGCATTACACGGAGGCCCAGCAGGAGTATGTGGACAGGGCCATAGAGGCCCTGAATGACGGGGATGCTGAGGGGTTTGCGGAGGCGATCAAGAAGGCCGCGGAGGAGGGGGTTATCGTGTACGGCAAGGCCATAAAAAACGAGTTCCTTCAGAAGCTCCTCCCGCAGGAGATGAGGACCCTGCTCAAGACGAGAAACATGCTGAAGGGGGGGCAGTTGGAGAGGATGGAATTCCTGGATTAGGCAGGACAATACTATCTAAGGAGGTGGGAGTGGCGGATCTGGACGAGGTGTCAAGGGCCATTGGAAAATTGGAAGGGGAGTTCAGGGCGTTCAGGGACGCGCAGGCACGGCACTATGAGGACGCGAAGTTATACCAGTCTACCGTCTCGGATAAGCTGGAGAAGATAGAGAGGTATATAGAGTACCACAAGGGGAAGACGGCCATGCTTGCGGCGGCCATATCCCTTGTGTTTACCCTGGTGGTCGGCATCGCAAAGGATTGGTTCAGGAGGCTCTGATGGGGGCGATAATAGAGGATGAGTCGAGGGAGCTGGAGGAGATAAGGGGGCTTTCCGAGGCGGCCAGAAACCATATAGGGCATCACCTGAGGAACAGCCTCCAGGCCATACTCCTGTATGCCCGGCTCGGAGACATGGAGGGGATCAAGAACGGGGTAGACCATATGGTAAACGACTTGAAGAGGATGGGGTGTTGAGATGAAGAATGAGGAGCTTGAGAAGATAGTTGACGAGAGGATAGGGAAGATCAGGGACCTTTTGGTAAAGAAAGGGGCCGAATATGCCAGGGGAGACAGGCTTTCCAATTTCAAGAAGGCCGGGGCCGGGCAGGGATGCACGCCGGAAAGGGCATTGATAGGGATGATGGACAAGCACAGGGTATCCATCTACGACCTGGTGGATGACCTGGAAGAGGGGTTGATAGCCCCTCAGGGCGTATGGGATGAAAAGATAGGCGACAACATAGTCTATCTGTTTTTGCTGGAGGCGCTGGTAAGGGAGAGACGTGGCTAAGAAGGTCTGTCCTGAGTGCGGCCATGAATACGAGGGGCGCCCCTGCATGTGCCCTAAATGCGGCTGGCCGCTGGGATGCGGGATGTAAAGGAGGGGTATGAGGAATATAGACAAGATCATAGTCCACTGCTCCGATTCGGAGTTTGGAGATGCCGCCGTTATCGACCGATGGCACAGGGAGAGGGGGTGGAAGGGGATAGGTTACCACTACGTGATCCTCAACGGGGAGCGTGAGAAGGGGAAGTACAGGGCGGAGGATAACGGGTTGATCGAGGCGGGGAGGCCGGTGGACGAGGTCGGCGCTCACTGCAAGGGGCACAATGATGGCTCAATAGGGATATGCCTGATAGGGCGGAGGCTGTTCACCGCAGAGCAGCTCTGTGTGTCGCTCCCTGCGCTCCTCAATGATCTGAGGGGGAGATTCGACATACGGAGCGTCTACGGCCATTGCCAGCTTGACAGGGGAAAGACCTGTCCCAATTTCGATGTGGATGTATACTGCAGCGTATTCAGGAGGGATATATGAAGAGGGTTATGGAGTTTCTTGAGGACGATGGCGGGGAGCTGTCGATGACCAGGCTGACGATTGTGCTGATCGTGCTGGCTTATATCGGATGGGGGAGCTATATCGTATGGACCACGAAGGCGATACCAGACCTGCCGATACAGGTGACGGGACTGCTGGTAGGCCTCTACGGGCTCAACCGGGCGAATATCAATATAGGTAAGGGAAATGGCTGACAGGCCGACGAATGCCCTTCTGATAATCGCCCTTATCGCCGTGGCCTCAGCCGTCTATTCATGGTACAGGCCTCCGAAGATCGTAACCCAGACCCGGTATGTCGAGGTCCCGAAGGAAAAGGTGGTAGCCAGGATAAAGACCGTCAAGGTTCCCGGTCCTGAGAGGATCGTCACGATTGAGAAGGAAAGGATCGTGAAGGCCCTGGAGCTGCCGGAGTCGGTGGGTAACGACCAGGACAAGCAGATCATAGCCAATGCCGACATTCCCTGCGATGAGAGCGTCAATGGGCAGAGCGTTGTCACGGTCATGGACACGCAGACCGGGGAAAGCCGGATATTGGCGAAGCCCAAGCCATTGCCTCTGGTTGGGTTCGAGAACCGCAAGGAGATCGGCGCAAGATACGGCCTGACAAACGAGGGGCCGGAGGTGGACGTATACGGAAGGTGGGACTTCCTCAGGGTGGGATCCCTGCACCTGGGAGTATATGGAGAGGTAAACAGCCAGGCAGAGGCGAAGGCGATGATGCAGGTTGGGTATAGGTGGTGAGGAATGGATAAGCTGAAGATACTCGCCATAAGATGCGGATTGAGATAAACCCTGCCTTCCCTCATTCCAGGAAGGCGGAAGGGTTGCTTCATGAGATCATTGTTAGTCCCTTTAAGCGAGGGGCTTTGTCAGGTGTTGACCGACAATACAGGTGAGATCGGAAAGAGATTGGCGGTCACATAGACGGTCAGACGGAACGAAAAAGGGTTTGCGTACATGCGCAAACCCTTTAAAATTGGTGGGTCGTGTAGGGATCGAACCTACGGCCCGCTGATTAAGAGTCAGCTGCTCTACCAACTGAGCTAACGACCCAAGATGAAGCGACTATTAACTTATAACTTATAAC